GTCTCGGTATCCGTCCCCTTCGCAACGAAATCAAACGCCGGGGGTTGGCGGTAAAATGCCAAGAAATCAATGGGAAATCGTGGAGTCGTTGCACACAAAACCAACTGATTGCGGTACTGGAGGGATAAATGAAGGTAGCAGATCGTGAATTGATGTACTCGCATCTTCCAAAAAAGCGGAAAAGAAAGCCACGTAAAACGCCACCAAAACGGCATTCAAGGCGAATTAAGCGAGTAGATGTCAATCCCCCCGAAATCTATCAAAGCGTCACTAGTGCGTCTGCGTACACCGGGGTAAGTGTAACAAGCCTTCTTCGTCGGCTAGATACCGGGGTTTTTTGTGGGGGGATTTGGGAATCTATTGATCCGCCCAGAAAGGGGACGAAAATCAAGGCTGACGGTGTGATTTATCGAAGCATTGTGCAAGCAGCCGGCGCGATCAAAATATCCCGAAGTTCCTTCTCACGGCAGATTGGGCAGGGATTAAAGGAATTTACATTGAAAGGACATTCCATAGAGATATTAGAATAGAAGGCAATTCACGGAAATTTCCATGCCCTCATCTGCAACCATCCGCACCGCACTGATCGCATCCCTCACGGCATCAACTGGCATCACAAATTGGGAAAATATCGGCTTCTCAATGCTTCCTTCTGATGCCCCCAGCGGATTTTTATATCGGCTAGAAATGACCGCCTCCAAGACAACAAAGGAGGTGGTTTTTGCTGTTGGGATCGGGGTGGCAAGTACGACGCTATCAGGGCTGTTCGTTTTGACCGATGAGCTAACCGACATGATTGCGGAAAATTATGGCAAGCAACGGGTAAGCTGTGAAGGACTCGGGACAATCGGACTGCTTGACGGCATCAGAGAAGAATTGCCAGATAGCTACGTGAATCAAAACGTGACCTCATCTACTGAGGCATTCCGGACGGCGATCACATTTGCTCTGAAAATTACGGTGGGATATTAATGAGTAAAACAGAGCGTGGGTTAACAAGGGTTCAAATTAAACGGATTCTTCAATATTGCGAAATAGATCCAAAAGAAAAATGGGAAAAATCGAGCGGTTACTAGGGCGGGAAACAGGGATGCACACAAAAAAACTGGCGATAGAAATAGACAAAAAGCTCCGTAAAATACAAAGAGTTAGAGGATATTAACATGGAAGATCCAAAAAAAGGGCTAGATGAATTATCAAAAGACTACATGGAAAAACTCAAGACAACGCAAATTCCCGACGACATAAAGCTGGCTATTGAAGCTCTTGGCTGGAGTGAGGAAGAGCTAATGGAATCTGCATTGCTCATAAGGAGTTGTCTTTTCGCTGGAATAGCCGGATTGGTTGACGAGGAGGAATAAAATGGCAGTCACCACCACCGGACTAACGCCTGATGAATTTTGGGGAAAAGAACGCGCCCAACTCATCGCCACCGTAAACGCCTCATTCGCGGATCTCGAATCCGACCTTGTGGAAGCGACTCCAGGCGACACCGGGATGCTGCGTCAGGGCTGGACGTTTTCCCCCGCTACGGAACGGAAACCCACGGCGATCATTGGACAATCTAAGATGCACTTTCTGCCCACTGAACTAGGACGCAGACCAGGCAAGGGAATCAGCCAAAAGGGGCAGGAATCCGTATCCAGATGGGGGCGGCGTAAGCTCGGTTTAGGGATGAAAGAATCCCAATCTTTCGCGTACCTACTCAGTCGCAAATATAAACGCGAAGGGCGTGTTGCAATGGGGTTTGCTGGTTTGGCTCGGAAAGGGTCAAAAGCGAAGGCAGTCAGTGACGAAATTAGACCGCTAGACAATGGAATTATCGGTAAGGCGTTTGCTGACCTGAGACGGAGAATTGACGCGATTTGAGATACGAAAAATGGATCGGCGCGGGTTTTGACCGATGGAACTCTGGACAGTACACGCCAGGGCAGCTTCAGGCATTTTATGACTACGAAAATAGCTTCGTTCTAATGTCGGGGTCGTATCGGAGCGGGAAAAGTGAGATCGGATGCAGGGCGGCGATCCGTCATCTCCATGCTTTCCCCCGTGCCAAAGTAGGCATTTTCAGGCAATATCAAGCATCCCTGAAGAAATCGACACTGCTAACATTTCTCGAATTAGTACATCCGTCATGGGTAGCCGATTGGTCAAATACCGATCTGACTCTTACCCTTAAGAATGGTGCGACGGCAGTATTTATCGGGGCTGAAATGCCGGATCGCCTTGGTTCAATTGAACTAACTTTTTCGTTTGTGGATGAGGCTTCTGAATTATCGGATAGTTCCCTTGGGATGATTGCTGGGCGGTTATCAGGTCAACTTGATCGCCCTTCAAATTTCGATTTATTGCCGCCGGATCGCCAACAGTACATTTCCGAAACAATTGATATTCGTCAGATGTTTCTGGCAACCAACCCCAAAAGCACAGGGCATCATCTTTTCAAGTCGTTTATTGAACAGCCCAAACCTAGCCACGTCGCCTACCTCAGCAACTCAATCAGCAACGTTAATTTACCTGAAACCTACTTAATTAACAACCTCAGTGCTTACGTTAGGGCAGGGGTCACAATCGAATGGGTAAAAGAACAAGTCCGTGAAATTAGGGCAGGGCGATCACCATCGGACGGGCTTAATCTCATGCCAAAACTCACCCCATTTGGGCAGCGCAACCTATTAGGGCAATGGGTCGCAATGGAGGGCGCAATCTATGATCTTGATGAAACTTTTCACTTGCTTGATAAGGTTCCCGGTCATTGGGGCGTGATTAATGGGTACTACGCGGCGGTTGATTTTGGCTATCAGAATCCCCGGTTGATTGTGGCAAGTCACCATTATTTCTATCAAGGCGATCGCCGTGTTGATGCCTATGCCATTGTTGAATATTGGGCAGGAAAAGAAGCCACGCCCGATGATTTGCTGCAAGCAATGATTGACGCAGATAAAACATATCAGATTGTGAATTTTTACTTGCCTCACGATCAACCCGGCATAGCCAAAACTGCTAAGACAACATTAGGCGCGGGTCGTGTTCGGAAAGCAAAAATCGCGGTATTCGCTGGCATCAACTTGACCGCTCGCTTCTTGAGTAGTGGGCGGTTGAAATTGCTCAAAAACATTGGGCATGAATTGGCATGGAAAGAACTGAGCGGCTATCGCTGGAAAGAGGACAGAGACGGCAATTTTTTGGATGAACCCCACAAAGAAAATGACCACTATCCCGACGCAATCCGCTACTTAATTGCCTCAAGACATTTAAGGGAAGACTTGGATCGGAGCGACATCGAACCGAAAGCACCGAAGCAACTAGGCATGACCTTCTCTTTGTCCGAATGGTAGGCACGAAAAAACCGCCCATGATTGAGCGGCTGGTGATTTATTTGGTGACGGGTTCCAATCCTAAATGGATCTGCCCATCAATAAATGATTCTTTGTAGGTACCTGCCTCTTGCTCTGTGTAAAATTTGCCCGTGATCTCCCCATTAATGTAATCGTATTCTGCAACTGCCCACGCGGGAACTGTGCCATTAAATCCGTAGCTATTCATGATTTTGTCCTTCGTTTTTAATAGATTGCTTAAGCGCTTCTTTGGCGATCGCCACCGCATCCACATGGGGATTAAGTTGAATCTCCTCAAGGGCGGCACGATAACGACGGGCGAGGGCATTAAGCTTTTTAAGCTCTGCCCTCATTAAGGCGAGGGGGTTATCCTTCATAATCTTCGCGATCACGTTGCGTCCAGTTTCCCGCGCCATAGATATTGTCCAAGGCTTTTTCTGTTTTGCTGCGATTGTCGGCGGATTGCTTTTCAGCTTCAATCGCGTGGGCAAGTTCGACCAATTCTTCCCGGATGCATTCAGGCATCTTAGCAAGGATAAACGATGCATTCATGTAAGGATTTTCGTAATTTCCGCCAGTTCCAATCCGATCAAGCAATCCCCACATTCTTGAGAGTGCATCCGCCTTAATATTCTCCTTTCCATAAGTGGCAATCAGCTTAAAATTCAGCTGGCTGCTCATTGCATCAAATTTTTCACGAGGATTCATTTCAGTGGCTCCAATTTTTTTGCTAACGAACCGACAGACGACCCGCCCTGCAACGATGGCTTTCACCCAGAGAACCTTTACCCATTCACGAACTTCGATGATTTTAGAAGCTTGGAGGTGAGTTGCGATTGCTGTGAAATTAGTCATTGTCTTGCGCGGGGTACGTCCCGGAACGTCTTTACATTTATCATTATGCACTGATAAGATGTACTTGTCAACATCCAAAACAAAAAAAATTTTATGGCAAGGAAAAATGAATCAGCTACATATAGTTTGTCGATGGATGAGATCGCCGCTCTTGAGGCAATGGCGCACTCCCTAGGATTCCGCTATGGGGAGCGTGGGAATACTTCTAAGATGCTCCGTGCGATCGCCCGTGGGGATTTAGCGGTGGGAGAATATCTCAAAAAGCCCGTCACAAATGCGGCGGAAATTCGGCGAAAGCTAGAAGAGATAGGAAGTCTGTTGTAGTCAGATTACAATGGATTTAACAAACAGATTCACGCGAAATGAATGGCAGCAGCAACCTTATTAACGGGTTTTATCGAAGGCATCATCACCTATAACGACGGGGTAGCAAAAGCACTCCCATTTCAGGACAAAATCGAAGGGGCAACATTCAAATATATGGGGGAATCCCTGGAAGTCGAAACCTTTTCAGCGCTAGGGATTAAAGGACGCTCTCAGGCTTGCCCATTCCGGGAAGAATGCAGCATGGAACTTATGTCTAAAGATTTGGCATGGAGCTTCCTACAGGCGGCGACAAATACCATTGCTAACGACGCAACCCAACGCCAGCCCGTCACTTTTTCTGCTGTTTTAAGCACGGTAAATGCAACTCCCGAATCGACTTACACCCTGCCTTCCACCCCTGCTGTAGGGACAGCGGTTTACGTCACCGACTTGGAAGGGACTCAATACGATGTGACTGTAACTGGTACGGCGGTTGTGTTTGACGCAGACTACACCGACACCAAAGTAACTTTTCACTATGAAATCGCGCCGACTGGAACGAACAACGAGATCCAGTTGGGGGCGGGTTCAAAATTGGGGGAAATCGGTCTATTTGGTCGGTTCTTTGGTTGCCCTGATTCTCTGTTGGTTCGGATTAACCGGGCGATCATCGATCCTAATCTGGAGATGGGGGTTGAGTCCGATCCGGCATCGGCTTCCCTTGTGGCTAAAGCGTTACGCGATCCTAATGGCAATTTCGCGGTAATCACCCGCTTGTAATGAGCAAAGATCCGACTCCGACTACTAAAGAATTGCTGGATAAGATCGCCGTTTTGGTCGATCAAATTCTTGACGATTCCCCCGAACTGAAACCCCAGGATATTGCGTCTCTGGGGAATTTGGTTTTGCGGATGCGGATTCGGGATGATATCCAGGAAGAAAAGCAGGGCATGGGCAATGATTTGGTTGCCTTCCCTGCCTTGCCGCCCCGTCAACTTGACCTGTTTGGAGATGCGAACGAATAGCCATGGCGAAAAGTATTTATGAAATTTTGGTGCAGATCGAGGGCAATGAGAAGGCACAGCAAGCCCTGAATGATATTGGGAGAGCGGCGGGGTTGTCGGGAGCCGCGTTGACCGCATTCTCAGGCGCAGCGGCAAAATCAGCGGCGGCGTATGAAACATCATTGGCGGCTGTCAGTACGGTTGCGACGGAAGCGACGGGGACAACAGCAGAATTTGACGCTGCTTTAAACGGACTAGCCACGGAAATGAATGGGGCGATATCCATTTCCGACGCGGCTAAGGCATCCTATGACATTCTTTCATCTGGCTATTCAAATCAAGCGGATGTGCTGACCATCCTGAGGGAAGCCCAAAAAACAGCAGTAGGTGGATTTTCGGATTTAGGTACGATCTCGGATGCCACAACTACCGTTATGAATGCGTTTGGGGATTCTTTGGGCGCGACTCTCGACACGACGCAACGGGTGCAGATGATCACCAATGGCATGATCGCCACGCAGAACCTGGGGAAAATTACAGCGGGTGAGTATGCGAGCCAGATCGGTAATGTTGCAAGTACATCAGCGGCGGCGGGGGTAAGTTTAAATGAGGTCAACGCGGCGATCTCCGTAGCCACAGCAGACGGGATCCAGGTTTCTAGCGCTTTTGCTGGATTCAATCAGATCTTGGTTGCCATGCTCAAGCCAACAAAAGAAGCGTCGGACTTAGCCGCTCAATTGGGAATTGATTTCAGTGC